CTTGTCCGTTTTAAAACTAATAAGGGTGCAGTCCTCGATACGGTTTTCGACCTGCGTTGCGGCGCTCATAAACCTAACGGTGAGTCGTTTGTAGCTGCTGTCGATTTTCTGAATGCTGCCGTCTGAACCAAAGGTGGCGCTAAAGTCGTCCATCTCGCAAGGCAAGGTACTGCCATTACAAACCGCCAGCGATGCCATAAGATACGCCAGATTTCTGGGCTATCTGTAAACTCTCTGCTATTAGTGCTGCAAATCTATCGCCTGTTTGTGCTGTATCTATGGTAATTGTTAAATCTCTATTTTCGGCTTGTCTAAAGAATGATGGATCAAATATGCCACCACCTGGTGTGCCTACGTTTACATCTGAATAACTTTGACCATAAGCCAAGGCATCGGCTGCTTTTTTAGTTTTAGTACCCATGCCAGCCAAAGGTAATAAACCACTTGCAGCACCTTGCATAGCCATCATAGCTGCAAGTATTTGCATAGCATCTAGGCCTAGATCTTTATTCTCACCCATTCTAAACTTGGCTGGATCGAATGTGCCTAAAGCTGTTAATGCGTTTGCCGCTTTTAATGCTTCCTCTGCAAGTTTTTTAGCAGCCTCAGCTGCTTTCATTTCTTCTAATATCTTTTTAGCCAAAGCTTCATTATTATCTAATATGGCTAACTGACCTTTAATGCGTAATTTAGTTTCTTCATCTGTGGCTTCATTAAGTGCCTTAGTTAAGCCTATACGCTCTATATCAAACTTATCTTTAAGTTGGTCTATAGCAGTCTTAGCCTTTAATGTGGTTACTTCTTGCTTTTTTAACTTTAATAAATCCTGAGATGCTTTAATTTCTTGTCTTCTTTGTGCAGCTAATACACGGCCCGCAGTTCTTTCTTGTCCACCACGATCTACTGCATCTCGGCCAGTCGATCTTAAAGCTTCCGCAGCACGTAAGGCTGGGCCTATGTATGGTAAGTTTCTTAAAATTGAACCATCTACACCAGGTATATTACCTATTGCCTTTAGTTTACCAATTACTCTACCTAGACCCACAATTACTTCGCTTGTAGCTGTGGCAAAGTCTTCCATGTTATTGCTTAGGCCTTCAATACTCTTATCATCACCTAATTCTGTTAATGCATCTAATAAACCTTTGCCGATAATTTCTTCTGCATTGGCTACAGATGCAGCAAATAAAGTCATTTTGCCAGCATAAGTATCTAATCTAGCCAGGGCCTGACCTGAAAACTTTTTATTAAGTTCGGCCATAATATCGTCCATATTGCCAGCCTTTAATAAGGTTTTATCTAGGCCAGCACCTAATCTGCTAAGGCCTGTAGTATTCCCCGCATACGCCCGAGATAGCGCTGTTGTCACCTGGCTTAAAGATTTGCCTGTAGCGGCCGATACATCCATAGCCGTATTTAATGCATTTTGGCTGGTGGTAATAGATCCTGTAACAGTTAGTAATTGCTGAAAGGCTGGACGTAATTCATCATCTAATACGCCTGTAGTTTTTTGTAGATTAGCAATATAAAGTTCTACGGCTGGTGAACTAAATGCAAAGCCTGTATTTTTTAATTGAATCTCTAAAGATTTGGCGGCTGCCTCATCGGCTGCAAATGCTTTTACTGCTTCTTTACCAAACCTAATTATTGCTCTAGTTGAAAATGCTGCGGCCAGTGTGCCGCCTAATTTTTTGACTTGCTTGTCAAATACACTTACATCTTGTTTAGCCTTTTTAAGTGCCTTACCATTCCAGGTCGCCGAGGCTGCTACAAATATATTGGCCACTATGCCACCTTCTTAATTTCAGTTTTACGGGTAAATTCTACAGCTGTTTTATCTATGGCTTTTAATATGGCATCGTATACTTTTATATTATCCTGTGCCCAAGCTTTATAGATTAAACGGCCTTGCATCTTTCGGCCTGTTGCCCCACGTGCGCCTGGTACTCGCTTAGGCTTTGTTACTGGCTCTAAAGCACCTATAAATTGCTGGCTAGCAAATGGGTTATTTGAATCATAAAAATCTAACGCTTGGCTCTTAGCAGACTTTCTAACATACGTGCCGCTACCCTCATGCCTAAATGTAAATGGCGCTCTACCCTGTGGGTTTAATCGGCCTGCGGTTTCGTAAATAGATCCAGCCCTACTTACGTTGTAAACATATTGGCTTACTTGCCAGCCGTTTTTTGTAGCCACATTTTTACCTGGGTTATATCCAATACCAGCTTTAACTATACTGCCATCATACTTTGGAAATGGTCGTTCGATAGTAGAAGATAGTGGCTTCGACCATCCAGATAATACTTGTCCATTAGATGGTACAAAGCCTTTGGCTTTTTCTGCCACTGCTCGCATTAACGGATCAATAGCCTTACTAATTTTAATTCTTAAATCTTCATCGATAAAACTGAGCCCATTAAGAACGTCCTTAACGCCTACGACTTCTGCTGGCATTCTTAACCCTTTCGGCTCTATCGGTTATCACTTGAATAATAGCCCGATACATCTCCGAGTCCATATTGATAAACTCGCTAGGCGGTATCCCAGTTTCTACGGCTAGTGCGGCTATGCCATAAACTATAGAATCCCGCTTTATTATTTTTTTTCTTCGTCTAATACCTCGACAGTTTCTAGGCTGTCTATAAACTCAACTCCAAATACAGGTACTTGTGCACCAGACTTGCGCAAGCACTCCCAAGCTAACCAAAAAATATGGGTTTGCTGTTCATGCTCACGCAAGATCTTGCTAATACCTGCGCCCCACTTCAACTCAAAGCTATATTCAATTCCTGGTGTTATCTTGTGTTCTGTGACTTCACCATTAGCCCTAGTAATCTTTAGCTTTGCCATTGTTACTCCTTAATTAGAACGCCACTGTAGGCGATACTGTGATTCCAGAGTTTACAGTAAATGTAACGCTAGATGTAGCAATTTCGGCTACTCCAGCTGATCCAATTGGTGTTAGGTTATTTACTAAGATTGAGAACTGGTAGGTAGGGTTAGCAGCTGAAACTGTAGTTCCCTTAACTGTAATTACTGATACAGCTAGAGTCTTGCCAAATGCCTCATTAAGAGTCTGGCTTACCTCAGATGTTGCCCAGTCGTTCATAAAGTCGATTGTAAATGTGCCTGATTGTAGACCTGCTACGTAGCGGTGAGCGGTATCACCCATCGCAGTAATCTCTAGCTCATCTACGATTTGGTTGATAACAGCGCTAGATACTAGATCGCTAATATCAATAGATGGTGTGGTAGGCGCAGCGTTGGTCGCTAGCTTGATGCCTACGTTATTGTTTAAGTAAATTGCCACTGTTATTCCTCTTCCTTTTTAGGTTGTGCTTTTTCTTTTGGTGCTTCCTTTATTTGGCCTGTCTTAATTAAGAAGGCTAAATCTTGTTCTTTGCTCATAATTAACTCCAGCTCGTTAGGATTGATACTGTTATTTCAGACACCAATAAATCGCCACTTTGAGCGCTTACGATTGCTGGAGCCGAAATGCTTGATATATTAAGTGTCAGCGCTGACGCTGCTAACTTTGTTACTACGGCTACTATGTAATCTTCCATACCAGCCAAGTTGCCCTGGTTATCTAACGCAGGTTTAGTGATTAAAATTCTAAAGTTTGCTAAAGGCAATACTGTTACATGATCGTTATTGCTCGGCACTATGTAAGGATCGCCAGGGGTGATCGCTACTGCATTGGCAAGTAATGTAGCTGGTGGAAAAGCAAAGACTGACCACACGCCAGCGTTAGTAAGATCTGTGGCTAGTGTGCTACGTAGTGTGGTAATCGCAGCTGGCATATTAACCTACCAGTGATGCAGGTGATGAATATGGCTGGATGAGGCCACGCACTCGGTTAATCAGCTGATAACCCATCCGATAAGGGCTAGCACTGACCCCATCCATGCCTACCCCACCAGTCTGGCTAACTTGTCTAGCTTGCCATATATCGACAGCCAAAATCATAGCTGCCTCTCTGATTGCAGGTATCACAGCATAATCATCTTCTTTAGTATCTTGGCCACTTGCTTTGCCATACGGAAGGATTCTATGAAATGGGTCGTTTGCGTGTACTTTGGTAAATTGAATAAATGAATAACCATTAGGCCATGAGTAATTGTAAAAGAAATTGTAAAATGCATTTTGTATTGATACTGGGATATTAGATCCAGGTATTGTGCCAGTAATTACATGCTGGCCACCATAGATACTGCCACAGCCTTCTACGCTTATTGTTTGGCCTTTTACATATATGCCTGGGTTTGCTAATACTAATGTGGCTACATTGTCTTGTAATCCAGCGGCCACTACTGGTGCATCGTTAAACCATAAATATTGATTTAATAAATCTTGTGCTGTTTGGCAAACTTCTTCTACTGTTGCATCGGAGTAGAGAGAACCAATTCCGAGATTCGCTCGCAATTCTGCCTTTGTAACATACGTGGCTGCCATCTCTACTCCTTTGCTAATAGCTCTGTGGGGCTAGGGCTACTAAACCCCACAGATTACTGATTTGATTTAATTAAGGTGTTGCTGCGAACTTGATGATTCCGTAAGGCATTTTGGCGATTGTTGCCATAAATCCGTAAATTGCTACCTGTACTTGTAGGTTTGATACTACGTTTACAGACATAAATGCCTGAGGTGAGCGATATACAGTGAAAGCCTCTGGTGCAATAATTACAGCTGAGTTATCATCAAATGCAGTCTGTGAGAAGTTCTTGTCTACGTATAGATCAAGTCCTAATACATTTCCACGGATTGAAGAAGGTCGTACATCTCCGCCTGCGTTCATTGGTTGAATTGCGTTGTAAATTGGTCGACCTGTGTTATCAAGTGCGCCCATTAACGCTTGCCATTGTGCTGGGTTGCCGATGTAGTTCTGTGCGAAGTAGCCAGTGTTCTTGTAAACAGCTGCTGCTGCTTGTGCTGTATAAGCCACAATTCCATCGCTATCTGCTGATACTGCTGATGCTGATGTTCCTGCTGCTAGTAATGCTGTTAATGCGGCAGTGTCAATAGTTGTTAAATAAGCATTTTGTAGTTGTTGTGTTAGCTCTGCATAGAAGTTAGGGTCTGAACGCTCTAACAATTCAATAGATAGTGTGTTCATGCCTGAGTACTTAGACACTGTACCTGATAGGTAAGCAGTTTCCATGCCAGTATTTT